CCCAACTGTGTTTAAAAGGTTTGTAATTGGAGTTGACCGTTCACGTATGAAGTTGTATGATTGTGAACAGGAAGCACAAGAAGAGTTAATCGATGCAGCTGAAACTGCCGATGACAGTGTTCCACTATTTGATAGAGGTCGTTCAAACATTCAAAGAGTTTAATTTTTAGACATTTTTTCCTTTATGATGGTATAAATAGTAAGTGAAGTAAAAAATGTAATTAATTATGGCTAATTATTTAAAATGTCGTGAAGTTATTGAAAGTATATCAACGAAGATAGAACTTAAAAAAGCACTCCGCTTAGCAAAAAAGAACAAAAATCAAGAACAAGTTGCACAAATCTCTTCAAGATTAGAGAAGATAGACAACAAACTCCAGTCCACACCGTTATCAAAAACATAAATAGTCTTGTAAACATATTTATTTGGAGGCAAATATGTCAGAACAACAAGATTACATTGATAATCACCTACAACCTTTAATTGATATACAAGATGCAAATATTGCTCAAGTCCAGCAAAGAATTGATTTTTTTAGTAATGTAGATATCTCTACAGTAACAACAAGAGAACAATTAGCAGCACTACATACAGCTGAATTCGGTGTCCAAGATGAGGAAAACGGAAATGATTTTGTATGGGAGTTATACTACACATGGACAGATGATGAGGGTAATCCAGTTAATTGGGAACCTGATGCAACTCATGTAAATGCAAATTTGGATTATGCAAGACACGAGTCTGTTGAACATTATTGTCAGAGAATGACAGCATTATACACTTCAGAAAAAGCAAATTTTGAAACACATAAAACTTTACTTGTTGCAAAAAAAGATGTATACTTACAAATAGAAGCAGGAACTTGGGACGGAACATCATATCCAACCCCTGCATAAAATAGGTGTATTATGGGAGCAAAAAATCTCCATTTAGAACATGTTGAAGATGAAATCCTTAATCAAGGAATTGATGGGGGAAGAGGAGCTGTATACTTTTTATTAGGTCTTAGAGACATGTTAAAGGGTAACAGTAAGTCTCGTGTCAACATGACAGTCAAATGGGACGGAGCTCCTGCATTTTTCTGTGGTCTTCATCCTGAGACCAAACAGTTTTTCATTGCAAAAAAATCATTATTTAATAAGACACCTCTCTACTACACTTCAGAAGATGAGATTAAGAAATCTTCTGATATAGGTGGTGACCTCAAGGATAAGTTTTTAATTGGTTTTAAATATCTTTCTAGGTTATCATGGAACACCATTCTCCAAGGTGATCTCATGTTTACTGATTCAGATAAAAAAGAAGAAACCATTGATGGTATGAAGTGTATTACCTTCCAACCTAACACTATTAAGTATGCAGTGCAGAAAGATTCTGAATTAGGTAAGACTATTGGTGATGCAAAGATGGGTATTGTGTTTCACACTACCTACACAGGTGGAACGATTGAAGATTTAAGTGCATCCTTTGGTGCAAACATTTCTAGTTTAGGACACAACAGAGATGTTTGGATTGATGATGCAAAGTATAAAGATGAATCAGGTAGTTCATCTATGACTGCAAAAGAAAGTGTTGAACTTACAAAGGTATTAACAGACGTAGGAAAACAGTTTCATCTGATTAAAAAGAAAGACTTAGATACTTTTAGAAAAATACAAGACACTGTTGCTGCAAAGTCAGCTGCAGGTGCATCATACAAGACATACACTAATGGATTAATTAGAGGTAATAGTTTTAAACCTACCTACGAAGGATATATTACACACTTTGAAAGTTATTGGACTGATAAAGTAGTTGGTAAAGTAAAACAAGAAAAAACAAAACAGATGAAGAGAGAGATTGGTGAACAAGTATTAAGAGAACTCAGAAGTTTGAAGAACTTTCTAATTGCACTCACCAAGTTTCAAGAGAAGATTGTAGAGGCAAAGAGTATTATTATAAACTCTCTAAATAGAATAAAGTCAATCGGAACTTTTGTAGAAACAGATAAAGGATTGAAAGCAGTAAATCCTGAAGGATATGTTTGCATAGACATTAATGGTAAGGCTGTCAAGTTTGTTGACAGATTAGAATTTAGTCAGAATAACTTTACTGCAACAAAGAACTGGAGTAAATAGTGAAATCTTTTAGAGACTTTTTAGAAGAAAAAGAACTTAATGAAGTAGATTCACTTGCAACTCGTATGAAGAAACGAGCTGCATTTCGTAAGAACAAAGGAAAGATTCTTATGAAAAGAAAACGTGCAATGAAAAAGGCACAGATGAATCCTGAAAAGTTAAAAACGAAAGCTGAAAAACAAGCACGAAATATTCTAATTAAGAAAATATTAAAGGATAAGTCTAAGTCAGACTTATCGTTAGGTGCAAAAGCAGAATTAGAAAAACGATTAGAAAAGAAAAAGGCATTCATTCAAAAACTTGCAAAAAGAATTCTACCATCTGTTAAAGCAAAAGAACTAAAAAAGACACAAAAGAAAGATGAAGGTGAAGAGTAGTGAAATCATTTAAACAATTTTTAGAAGAAGAGTTTGCATTACCAAAGTATCCTATGCAAACAAATATCAAGTTTAAAAGAGATGACTGGGTAGTGGGTGACCCCACAAAAGCATTCGAATACGACACTTCAAAAGATGGTTATGAAAACATGGATAAAATGGATGACATGGTAGACCAAGACCGAGAGAAAATGAAAAGAAAAAGAAACAGTTTTGAAAATTTAACCGAGGCAAAAGGTAAAGGTGTAGTATTTACCTTTGGAAGATTCAATCCACCTACCACAGGACATGCAAAACTTGTAGATAAACTTACAAAGGCATCCAGTGGTGGTTATCAACCTCTATTGTTTACTTCACATTCAAATGACCCTGTAAAGAATCCTTTATCTTACAAAGACAAAATCAAATACCTCAAGAAGTTTTTCAAAAATGTGACTGTCGTAGAAACACCTGCACGTCAGATTTTTGAAATACTTACTTACCTCTATGATAAGAAATACACCAACATTCGTATGGTCGTAGGTTCAGACAGAGTTAAAGAGTTCGAAAA